CATTATGCACTCCTACTTTCATTAAATAAATCTTGTTGCTCATTACAATATCTATCTTTTTCTTCTTCCTCTTTTGCATAGTTATTAAACTCCTGAAGTTCTTTTATTCTTTCATCTAATAACTTTTGTATAGTAAGGTTTAACTGTTGCTCTTTACTCCTAAGTAAGACAATAGATTGTTCTATCTCTCCTAATTTACTGGATATTTCTAAACTTATCTTTGTTAATTGCTCTAAAGTTTCTTTCATTTTTATTGTATCAGATATCAATTTTATTCTCCTTGTTATGTAAATATTCTTCTTCCGTTTCTGCTTTTGAGTCTAATATATTTTGGTACTCATCAAAGTATATTGTTTCATCTAGTGGTACAGTAAGTTCTCCAAAGTCTTTTCTAAATTCGTATAACTTTTTATTAATTCTATGTATTCTTTTATCTTGCCAACTTGTTTTCATTAATCGCTACCTCCATGCCACCAATCAGGTTCTTTCCTAATGTATGTCTCAAACTTTTTATTTACTATAGCATTTTTCAATTCTTTTATACTCCTAAGTAATGCTAGGTTATCTACTTTCACGAACTCATCAATATCTTTATCATTAATATTTATATATAACCATAGAGTAATATGATTAAGTATTTTATTTAAATCTTTGATTGTAAACTTCTTTTCAAGTTCCTCTATAACATCATACATTTTATTTTCTTTTAATCTTTCATTATGTATATTGCTCATCTTACCTCATCTAGTGTAGCATTGTTATAGTTACTTTCGTTTAAATCTAAATCACCTTCGTAATCTCCAGTTAATAATTTCTCTCTTGCCTCTTTCTCACTCTTAGCTTTTATTACATAACTAAAACTACAAGGCACAGTAAAATAAAAATCAAATTCTTTCATATTATCTCCTAAAAATTCTTTACTATTAATTGTGTTATAACCTATCTTAATTAATAAATCAATAGCTTTATTAAAACTTATTTTCTTTTCTTTATAATCAGTTCGTATTGCCATTGCATACTCAATTAAATATCCGCTACTACTACACATAGCACTTATAGAGGTAGAGTAATAAGGGAGGGTAAGAACTCTACCTTTATAAATGCTATTGCTAGTTTCTTTAACCTATAACTAGCAAAATAGGTGGAGGTGTTCTTATTGTTCATTAACTAATTCTACTTTTATAATATCTTTACACCGCGTAATTTTTTTAAATCTTCCTAAACTTTTAGAATAGTAACCTTTATTTTTAACATGATGTACTTGCCCTGCATCATATCCAGTTTCTTTACACCACCTAGATAAATTGTCAACTACTTCAGTATCCCCTGATTCAAAATATATCTTATGCTTTCCTATTGCTCTAGGATTATTAGCACCTTTAAATATTTCCGACTCTTTAAATTTTTCTCCTAATTTTACCATAGCTTGTTTATGTTTCTGTTTAGGTATGGCACTTAACTCCCTCCAAAAATGCTCTCTGTTTTCTTTTGTTGTTGTCCATTCTAAATTAGCTACAGAAAAATCCATTTTATCGCCATTCTTATGATTAACCTCAGGCTTATTCTCTGGATTGGGTATAAATAATTCGGCTATAAGTCTATGACACCTTACAGTTTTACCTTTTATTCCTACCCTTGCATACCCTCTACTATCAGGACTAGGTTTTAATATCTTATTAGGACTTTTAATTCTGCCAAGATTACTGGCATAGTAACCTTGACAGTCTTTTATTTGAATCCATGCCTCCATTATATCACCTTACTAACTACTTTAGAAACATAACTTACACAAAGTCTTAGTGCGGTTGCCTCGTTTAATTTCTTTTTTAGTTTCTTATTAGTTCTAATGTAATGTACTAAATGTTTTTCTAAGTCTTTATCTTCTATAAAAATTAATTGCCTGATATCTCTAGGTAATTTCTTTTTATGAGCTCGTACTTCAAACTTTAATAAATCTTTAACTTTCATTATATCACCTCTTAATTATAGTTGTTGAAAATGACAAGAATAATAAATAAAAGTATGTCAGTAATGTACATTCGGTAATGATTCCGATACTACCATAAAGAGGCACTTTATATTTATTATTCTTTATCATATTTTTATCTTACTCCTAAAATTATATTTAATCTATCTATATCTATTATAAGTTTTTCCTATAATGTTTTTATTTTCTCCTAAGTTCTCCAGAAATTTCTTAGCATATTTTACATAAGACTTGCTCAGTCTTTCCTCTGGATAGATAAAATAATTTAATAGATTATATTTATTACTTCTAATTTTTCTCATCTTATTAACTCTATAATTATATATAATTCTATTATTACGGTACTTATTCCTAAGTAAGCTAATAATTTATAATAATCAATATATCCTCTATAAGTTTTTTGTTTATTATATTGTATTAGTCTTTTTTGCTCTCTCTCATTAGCTAATATTATTTTCATATCATTAGTTATATTATTATATTTCATTTTACTCCTCACCTATTAATATTACTTCTCCGTTCTGCTCATAACCTGAACTATTTTTGTTATGTACTTCTATATCATTAATCCAATAATTAGAAAAATCCTCTTCTCCATTGTTGGTAACTACTCTCACAAGTAAAGATTTATCTTTTACCTGATTTAATCTTTTTATTAAAGTATCTACTCTCATTTTATCACCTCTTAATTAATCTTTTAAAAATCCTACTATATAATTTCTTTTACTTTTACTACACATTAAACACAATTCGCAAGTAATGGCTTTATTAACTTGATTCGGACACATTTTTATTTTATGTCCCTCAGGTGTTTTATTAACTGTTTTATTACCCACAATAGTAGCAATGGGTAAATTATGCTTTTTTAATTCGTCGGCGTGTTGTAAATCATTAGCCGATAAATTTATAGTAAATCCTTTATCATTGGCATATTTTATTTTTTTAAAATTCTCTTTTAATTGTGTTTTATGTGTATAGGTAAAGCCATTTTTACCGTTATTTGCTTTTACTAATTGCTTTAATTTATCAAAATCTATACTTTCATTATTGCCATTGTGAGCAAGGTCACCGGCTTGATTATGTCTCCATAATTGTCCAGGTGGTAGCCTTCTAATTTCTTTTAATAAAGAATCATAATCATTATTAAAAGGCTTATTCCACCTTTTATTTATGCCAGTTTTTACTTCTAGCCATGTCATTTTCATTTTGCCTTTTTTAGCATAGCAAATATTTTTATCTTTTAATGGACAACTTGAGGGACAACTTGCCTCTTCACTTGTAGTGACTGGAATATATCCAGTCTTTCTATTTTTTGATATTCTTGTAAATCTTACTTTCATTTTCACCTCTTAATTATGTTAATAAATCTTATCATAGCACTATAAAAAATCATAGTGCTATATTAAAATTTATATTTAAAATTCTTTTATAATATTTTCATTTAATCTAAAAAACATTTCAATTGAATTTTTTATTTTGGTATTATCTTTTTCTATAATCTTTTTCTCATCTATTGAAATACTTAATAAATTGTCAGTTTCTTTTATTTCTTTTTCTAATCTTTTATTAATATCTCTTAATTTAACATTTGTTTTTTTACATTCGTTATGTTCTTGTTCTTGATTTTTAACTATTGTTTTATAATTATCAATTACTTCATCATCTTGAATTAACTTATCCATTAACATATAAATTAAATTTCTAGCCGTAGCATTATCATTTATATTATAATCATAACCCTTAAAAGTTATTAATGAATCTCTTTTATTAATGCAATAAATAGTTTCTTTATTTTTATTTTTTGTAATAGTCATTTTACACCTCTTCATTTAAGTTGAATTGCTCTACAAAGTTATCAATAGAATTTTGAGTTTCATCTTGAATATCCATAGCCTTTTCTTTTATGTCGGCTAATTGATAATCAAAAAATTGCTCTAAACTTTCTCTTGTTCTTTCGTTTAGTCTTTTATCAATTTGAATATCATAATAGAACTCTTCTAATTCTTCTAATACCTGACTTGCACCACTCCAACAATCTTCAAGCCTTTGTTTTAATTTTTTCAATAAGTCCTCTTGCTGTTGGTACTTATCTTTTTTTATATCTATTTGCATAGTTACACCTCTCTTTTTATTAATTTTTAACATACGTTAAAAATAACACATATCGCTATAGATTTGTAATATAAGTTGTATAGGAAAAACCTATAATGTCATAAAAATGACAGTAAAGCCGAATCTGTCAATATGTAAACAGTTACTAAAATAATAGGCATAGCTTGCAATATTATCTAGTCATTGCTGTTTATAAATGACAGATTGCCTAGACGGTGAAGTCTATCAAGACTATTTAAAAGTATAGAGTTTATAAAGCTTTACTATATTTTAAGACACATGCAAGGCAATCACACATAGCTATATAGACTTATAAAAATTTTTTAGGCTGGCAAAAGTAACTATAGTTTTTTCAGATTCGGCAATGACCTTGCATAGACACGCTAGGGTACACACAACAACTGCATATATCTGCCTATATATATACCACCCTGAAACATATTTACAAAAATACTCGGCTTTCTAGACAAGTGCCGAGTTTATATAGTATATATATTATTATAAACTATTAATAATTATATTTATATTATTTTTATTATTATACTTGACTTAATAAAGTATATATGATATATATAATTATATATATTATATATAACTTATAAGATTCTATATAGGCATTTGCCTTTTTACTTGCCTTTTCAATAAAAATATGCTATACTTATGGTATGGAAGAGGTAATTAATTATAAAAAACAGTGGGAAAAGAATGTAAAGCACTATGCTAAACAAGATTTTCTAACATTTGTACGTACTTTTGCTCCAACAATCGTTTCAGATTGGAAGATGGGCAAGCATATTCAAGTAATATCAGAAAAATTAAAACAATTAGAAGCAGGAACTATAAAAAGGCTGATGGTTTTCTTGCCTCCACGTAGTTCTAAGTCCGTTATCTGCTCTAAATTGTTTCCAGCATGGTATATAGGAAGGAATCCAGAACATGAGATACTTACAGTCAGTCATAGCGACCAGCTTTCTAGCGATTTCGGTAGGTCTGTTAGAGATATTGTATCAACTAAGTCTTTTCAAGACGTATTTAAAGGTGTTTCTCTTAGGACAGACGTTAGAGCAGCAGGAAAATGGAAAACAAACAAAGGAGGCAGCTATTACGCAGCCGGAGTCAAGAGTCAAATTGCAGGAAGAGGAGCACATATAGCAATTCTTGATGATGTGATGTCTGAAGAGGACTCATATTCAGAAGCAGGAAGACGATATGTAAAAGAATGGTACCCTGCAGGTCTACGAACTCGTATTATGCCTAATGGTTCTATTTTAATTATTAACACCAGGTACCATTATGATGATTTATGTGGTTGGTTATTAAAACAAGAGTCAGAGTTTACAAGTATTCTACCTTGGGAAGTAATACGAATACCTGCATGGCTAGATGAACCAAGTGCTGAGTTATTAAAATTACCTGTAGGTGGTAGTTACTTTCCAGAATGGAAGACAGATGAATCATTAAAGATTGATGAACAAGAAATACGTGCCTCGAATGGTTCACGATACTGGAATGCTTTGTATATGCAGGACCCAACACCAGATGAGGGTGGTCTTATAAAAAAGAAATGGTTACAGTGGTGGGATTATGATGAACCACCTGCATGTGATTTTGTAATTCAAACGTATGATACTGCTTTTTCTACTAAGACAACTGCAGACTACAGTGTAATACAAACCTGGGGTATCTTCAATAGATATTCAGAAGGTGAGAATGGTTATGAAGAGTTTGTGCCTAATTTAATTTTACTAGGAAATATGCGTGGCAGATTTGAATATCCAGAACTACGTAGAATTGCACAAATGTTATATGATGAGTTTTTACCAGATGTATGTATTATAGAAAAGAAAGCATCAGGGCAATCACTATTGCAAGATATGCGTAGAGCTGGATTGCCAGTACAAGATTACATACCAGATAAAGATAAAGTATCAAGAGTGTACGCAGCATCTCCAATGATAGAGGCAGGCAGGGTATGGCTTCCAAAGAATAAGAAATGGAGTGATGACTTATACACAGAGATTTTACAGTTTCCAAATGCAGCTCATGATGACCAAGTTGATGCTATGACAATGGCAATACATTACATGAAAGAGTCTTGGAGATTAACACATCCAGATGACCCATATTTAGCTGAAGAAAATAATTCTAAAAAAAGGGTTGCATATTGGAGAGTTTAATGGTATACTGTTTGTAGGATGATAAAAATTTTAAAAAATATATTTACTAATAAAATAAATGCTTGCGATTTAAATAATTATCGTAGAAGCTGTAACGCACATTATGATGATGTGTGTATGTAGGAGAGGACATAATGGCAGTAGAAAAAAATCCGTTTGATAAAAAAGAAGAAACATCTAATGTTGTTTCAATAAATGCACCTGCAGAAGATTCAAATGTTTCTTTTGAAGTAGACACAGATGGTGGAGTTACTGTAAACTTTAGTGAAGATGAAGTTGAAGAAGAAGTAACAGCAAAAGAATATTATGCTAACTTAGCAGATAGTTTAGATGATGAGATACTACAAGATATCTCTCACACTGTAATAGAAAACTTTCAAGCAGATAAAGATTCTCGAGGAGAATGGGACTCTATGTTTGAAAGAGGGTTTGACTTACTAGGATTAAAACTAGAAGATACGACAGAACCCTTTGAAGGTGCATGCACAGCAGTTCATCCATTATTAATTGAATCTGCAGTTAAGTTTCAATCAAAAGCATCACAAGAATTATTTCCTGTAGGTGGACCGGTAAAGGCACAAATATTAGGAACACAATCTGCTAATAAACAAGAACAGGCAAACAGAGTTCAAAACTTTATGAACTATCAGTTAACTGAACAAATGCCAGAGTATTTTGATGAGTTTGAAAGAATGCTTTTTCATTTGCCATTAATAGGTTCAGCAATCAAAAAAGTATATTATGATGCATCACTAGAAAGACCAGTATCTGAGTTTGTACCAATAGACCAATTTTATGTATCATACTATGCAAGTAATTTAAGAAAAGCAGATAGATATACACATATCATTTATCGTAATCCAGTAGATATGAAAAGAGATATTGAGTCTGGAATATATGCAGATGTAGAATTACCAGATGCATCTAATCCAGTGCAAACAACTCTTTCAGAAAAACTAAATACTATTATGGGTATTTCACCAACAGCAGATAAAGACCCACAATATGTATTATTAGAACAACATATACATCTTGACATTCCGGACTCAGAATGTGAAGAAGGTGAGTTT